GATTCAATTAAAGTACCAGCAGGAACTACAGGTCAAAGAAATGGCTCACCTGCAAATGGTATGTTTAGGTATAACTCTACTAATGAAGAGTTTGAGGGTTATCAAAATGGTGCATGGGGTGCAATAGCAGGTGGTGGTAGTAGTGGATCATTTAGCACTAATATATTTGCAGGTGATGGGAGTGATACAACATTCACTTTATCAGCAGCACCTAGTAATGAAAATAATCTTTTAGTTTTTGTTGATGGTGTATTTCAAGCACATAATGTTTATTCAGTATCAGGCACAACATTAACCTTTGCAACAGCACCAGTAAATGGAAGAGTAATAACAGTTTATAACGCTGAAGAAGTATCAATAGGAACGCCAAGTGATAATTCTGTATCTACAGTTAAGATAGTAGATGATGCGGTAAATGCAGCAAAAATAGCAGGTAATGCTGTTGGTATAACGCAACTTAATGTATCAGATGGATCAGCAGGTCAATTTCTAAAAACTGATGGTAGTGGTACTTTATCATTTGCTACAGTTTCAGGAACAACTATTAACAACAACGCTAATAATAGAGTAATTACTGGTAGCGGTACTGCAAATACATTAGAGGGAGAAGCTTGTGTTTGATGGTACTAATGTTGGTATTGGAACTGCTAGTCCATCAAGCAAATTACAGATTATGGGTGGCACAAGTGGTGTAGACCAAATAAGCCTTTCTAGTAATTTAAATGATAATACAGCTAAAGATGCTGGAATTATTATGACAATGTATACCAATAATACTGCTGCTCTAATTGGTGGTTTAGCAGTAAATGGTAACACCTCTTTAGTTTATGGTTCTTCAGGTACAGACCATAGAGGAGTAACACTTCATAAGTGGTACACAAATACTAACTACAACTCTACAAGTGGCAATACAGAACGCATGAGAATGAATAGCTCAGGACAACTAGGAATTGCCTGTACTGATCAATCTAATCTTCTTACTGTAGATGCAAATTCTGCAAGTGCAGGGACAGATTCTATTTCAGTACGAAATAGAGGTGTAGCTGGAGTAAATCATACAGCAGGTCTAAGATTTCAGTTTGGTACTGCTGTACCTGCTGCTATCAGAAGTGAATTAAAAAATACTACTAATGGACAAGGTTCTTTACAATTTTTAACATCTACAGATGGAACTGCTGGTAATTTAACTCAAAGAGCATTTATTGATACTGCTGGAAGATTTACTTTTGGCGGTAACTTTGCTCATGATACTTATGGTCATGTAGCAGTTTTTGGTGCAAATTCTGTTCCTAGTGGAACTATTGTTGTAGAAGATTTTGATGTATCAAGTGGTATTGGTAATACAGTTATGAAATGTTTTTTAAGAGACCAAGACCCAGCTACTCTTGCTACTTTTATACAATTTGCTGATGGTGGTGGACAAGTTGGTTCTATTACACATAATGATGATGGTGGTGGCGTAAGTTTCAACACAACTTCAGATTATAGATTAAAAGAAAATGTTAACTATACTTGGGAAGCATTACCATTATTAACACAATTAAAACCTGCTAAGTTCAATTTTAAAAGAAATCCTGCAAAAACAATTCAAGGAATGTTAGCACACGAAGTGCAAGATATAGTTCCAAGTAGTGTCAGAGGAGATAAAGATCAAATCATGCCTATTGGTACAGTAAAAGACTCTGAAGGAAATACAATATATGAAGGGGTGTATGAACATTTTTGTAAAACTGATGAAAAACAAACATGGACACAAACAGGTACAGAGCCTTTATATCAAAATTTAGATTATTCAAGACTTGTACCTCTTTTAACAAAATCAATACAAGAACAACAAACTTTAATAGAAAGCCTAACAGCAAGAATAGATCAAATGGAGAATAAATAATGACAACAAAAGTACCAAGTGAATTAATTGCAAATGATGCGGTTGGTGCAGACCAGTTAGCTTCTAACGCGGTTGTTACTGCTTCTATAGTAGATGATGCAATTACAGGAGCAAAGATAGAAAATGCTGTAACTATAGCAACTTCAGTTACAAGTCCATTAGTAGATGGACAAAATTTTAAAGTTAATGGCGGACAAGGTTCTGATGGTCAGGTCTTAACATCTACAGGAAGCGGAGTTGCGTGGGAAGATGCATCAGGTGGTGTAGCAGGTATTGTTTCAAATGCAGATGCTACTGCTCTTACCATTGATAGTAGTGAGAATCTAATTTTGACTGCTGGTGGTACTATTCGTGCTGGTGGTGCGAATGATTTAATTTTAGATGCTGGTGAAAGTGGTACTCCTGATATTTATTTACAATCAGGCGGTGCTACAAAAGTTAAAATTGAAGGTAGTAATGGTGGTGTTGAGGTTGGTGGTAATCTAAGTTTAGGACAAACAATTAATGCACACTCAGGAGTTGCACAATATGGAGCTATAGAATTTCCAAGAGGAGAACTTATGTTCTCTCAAACCAATGGACAAAATCAACTTTATTTAGCAAGTAATTTATTTATAAATTCAAGCGGTAGTTTTGCACATAGAAATACTGGTACTGCTGTTGCTTTAGGATTAGATGCTGGAACATTTAACTTTTTGACAGCAACTTCTGCTAGTGCTAATGCATCTGCTACTTTTTCAAATAGATTTTTTATTGCTGCTGATGGTGGAATTGGAATAGCTACAACTGATACAGCTAATGCAAAGCTAGTAATTAATGGTACTGTTAGTGGAGCTTCTGACCACCCTATGATTGATTTTGATGGTTATGGTACAAGAGTTGAGGGTGCAACTCAGTCCATTAACTTTAGAATGGGTAGAACTGGTCAAGCTACTGACCAACCTGCACAAATAAAAAGTATTTTTCAAGGTGGTGGTGCAACTGCAGCTGCAACTAGCATTGGATTCATGTTTACTACAATTTCAGCTAATACTCAACAAGACCAGTTTCATATAGATGCTGCATATCAAAGATTCAAATTTAATACTACAGAATCACCGCGTTCAAATAATCCGCAAACAAGTACCTGTATTGTAATAGGAAATTCACCTTCAACAGCAGTAACAGCAGGTTTAACTAATGCTTGTGTTTTAATAAATAGAGCTGGTGAATTATATGCCGTAGACCATGACCATAACAATACACAAATTACACCGCATAATTGGTCATTGATACCTGAAGGTCGTTCAGAAGAATTGGCATGGACTTATTGGTCGCAAAGACCTAATCCTGATAATCCTGAAGAATTACAAGGTATTAATGTTGATATAACAAAAGTAATTAGAAAAGTTGAAGATTTAGTTGGTGAAAAATTAGTTTATACAGAAAATTCTAATATGGATAACCATACGCATCAAAACATAATAGCTGACATACAAAGAACATTAGAAAATTTAACAACAAGAATAGAAGCATTAGAAAGCTAAACAAAGGAGAATAAATATGGCAAATTGGAATTGTAAAACAGTTGATGTTTATGAACATAAACATAATGGACATAAAGAGGTGATCTACAATGTGCATTGGCGAGTAGAAAAAGAAGATGGCGAATTTACTGCATCATCTTATGGTACTCAATCTTTAAATACAAAAGATATACAAGACTTTAAACCTTTTGATGAAGTAACATCTGAAATAGTAGAAGGTTGGACAAAAGATGCTATGGGCGAAGAACAAGTATCTAGTATAGAAGATAGTTTGGATCAACAAATAGAAGATAAAAAAAATCCATCATCTATAACAAAAACATTAGAAAATTAATATATAATTTAATTTTATAACTATTAAACTTTAGAGAGGAATTTATATGGAAAATAACGATAATAATAATGCAATAACAGAATTAACATTATTTGATAAAAGATATGCTACTAAAGATTGTTCGCAACGAGTGCTATCAACATTTGTAACAATCAAAGAAATGGAAAACGATGCAAAAAGGTCAAATTATGTTGCTGTTAAAGATGCTTCAGCAGTTGAATACCAAAAGGAACAATTAAGAAAAATGATTGAAGAAGATGAAATTGAACCAATGGAAGAGACTGAAGAGGTAGTAGTAGAGGAAGAATAATGCCTAGAAAGACCGCACACGATGTAGCTCACGATTTAAAAAATCATGAAATCCAATGCTCTGAGAGGTGGACTACAGCTTTTAAACATTTTGAAAAACTAGATGATGATATTGCTGGTTTGAATAATTGGATAAAAGGCGGTCTTACAACAATAGTTATTTCTATGCTATTAATTCTTGTTAGAGATTTTTTTATTTAATTTATGAGCATTACCAAAATTGCTGAAGTGGCAAATAATGTCTTGGATAAGTTTGTTCAGGACAAAGACTTACGAGAACAACTATCACATGACTTACAAAAAGAATTTATATCTTTGGATAAAGAACAAATTAAACTCAATGCTGAAGAAGCAAAGAGTGGAAATTGGTTTGTTGCTTCATGGCGACCATGCATTGGATATGTTTGTTGCTTTGCTCTTTGCGTACACTTCATTGTATTGCCTATCGCAACTTGGGTAGCTGTAATAAGTGGAGTAGATTTACAATTAGAAAAATTAGAGTTTGATTTTTCACAATTAACTACCATTCTTTTATCTTTACTTGGCATGAGTTCACTTAGAACTTTTGAAAAGGTTAAAGGAGTGCATACAAAATGAACATGGAAGGCTTAGAGCAGATATTTCACGATAAAGTAGTTTATATGCTTAAAAGACATGAGGGCTTACGCACCTTTCCTTATAATTGTAGTCAAGGTTTTTTAACTCTTGGAATAGGTAGAAACTTAGATGCAAATGGTATTAATGAAGAGGAAGCTCATTATTTGTTGTATAACGATATAAAAAAAGTACAAGAAGAATTGACTAAAAATTGGGGTGTATGGAGAACCTTACCTGAAAGGGCAAGACTGGTTTGTATAGATATGACATTCCAAATGGGCATAACTGGTTTTATGGGATTTAGAAACACAAGAAAACTTATGCAAGAAGGTAAATGGGTAGAAGCATCTGAAGAACTTTTAAGATCACGTTATGCTGAAATACAAACACCAAATAGGGCATTATACAATTCAAGGCAATTAGCCTTATGTCAAATAAATGACAAAGAAAACCAGCGAACAGCATCAAAGTAATTCAAGACTTGGTGCTTTAGGTGAGTGCCTAGTACAAACATTTCTTTTAGAGCATTGTGATTGGTGTTATCCAACGCAAGAAAAACATCCAGCAGATTTATTAGTTGAATTAGGATCAGCTAAATTTACTGTTCAAGTTAAAACAAGAAGAGAAACTAAAGAAGGAAAATATGTTTTCGCAACTGAAAACTCACGAAATATGTCTGAAGTATATAAGCAATATCATTGTGATATTTTTGCTTTTGTATTTATTAGTAACTCAGCTAAACGTATCAAGTTCCAACCAAATAACACTTCGCAGACTTATTACACATTCAATAACGAACATATAAACTCTACTTTAGAGATAGATACACTACAAGAAACTCTAAATCAATTAAGCTCAGTTCCAGTTATAAATAAACTCTAATTTATAAATATCAAATATATGTTGATATATTTATATATATAAGTATATAATTAGAGGTATGTTATTTATAAAAAGGAGTTATTAACATGGCAAAATTATCTAAAGAACAAAAAATATTAAATCTTAAAAAGGCTTTTAAGGGTAGAGGATATGAACACAACTTTATTAGAAAAGTGCAAGGTGATATTTTATATGGTGATAAAATTCAAACAAAGGATTATGTTATAGCATCATATTGTAAAGATAGTATTGTTGCTGATAAAAAGCAACTAAGAATCTTATCAGGTACAGAAACAACAAAAAGAACTTCTAATGGCAGACTTATAAGTAAACATGAGCCTTATGAATGGTTTATTACAAAAGAAGATGCAGAAAATCTTATTTGTTTTTTAGAAGCATATATTGAAGTTGAAAAACAAAAGGAGAGTGCATAATGTCTAACAAAAAGAGTGCAAACTATTATATTAACAAAATTGATAATATGATTTTTAGACTTGAAAACTATATGGATGAAACTGATGTAGATGTTAGACCATATACAAGAGAAATGAGAATATTGCAAAGAGAATTCTATGAACAATTATCAAAAAAGGAGAGTGCATAATGAAAGTAGGAATTGTAAAAATTAGAGATTGTGCTGCTGGAATGTATCAAAGAAGATTACATACTTACACATTTAATAATAAATTATTAGGTGGTATAGGTTATGGTTATGGTTCAGGTGCTTTAACATATAGACCTGAAACAGATTTTGTTTTAATTGAGGATATAACAGGTATGTCTTTAGAAGAACTTCAAGAAGTTTATCCTAATAAATATTACAGTTATTACGACTGTTAAGGAGAGTGCATAATGACTAATTTATTATTTTTTATACTAGGTTTTATAACCTTCATACTTGTAAGATACATATATAATTCTGTAATTTTGTATCTTGCATTTCGTAAAAGAAAAAATATGTGGGTTAGATCAAACTATAACAATAGAATAGTCTACGACAAGAAGTGGATTAAGTAATTATAATTTTTAGGTTTGATATTTGTATTTATATATATTTTTATATATATTATAAGAATGATAATTATAAAACCCTTATTTGGGTAGGAGAGAAAAAATGGATAACAGCAATATATTAAAAGCTAGGATTATTCCTAGAGGTAAATATATTTCATATATAAAATCAAAAAAAGAACTAAACAGATCAAGAATTTTAATTGAAAAGGCTTTAGATACAAGAGCTAAAATTATTGATGAATACATTGAAACAAGTGTTAGAAAAAATTATAAACCTGAATTAGAAAAAGCAGTTGCTATGTGTAATGAAAGAGGTGCAAAATTAATTATTCCTAACATTTCGCATTTAACTAGAAACCTTAGTGCGTGTGAAATATTCAATAGATTAGATGGTGATAAAAGTACAGTTACAGCTATAAGAGAAGTAAATAGGGTAGTTGCTTGTTATAAGTATGGTACTTTGCAAATGCTATTACAGGCATTTGACAGAAACAAAGATACCAGCAAAAAAATCAAACAAAGCATAGCTAAAAAAATGCAAACGCATATTGATCCTAAAACTAAAAAGTTATGGAAAGCTGGTAATAAAACAAACCTGCATATAGCTACATTGGAAGCTACTAAAGCTAGAAGGGAGCTTGCAGACAATTATGTTAAACAAATCATACCAAGAATAAGGCTTATACAAAGCAGAATACATGAAAAGGCTACTTTACAACAAATAGCTAACGCACTTATGGCACAAAAAGTTTTAACTAGAACTGGAAAGGAAACATGGACACCAACAGGTGTTGCTAACATATTAAAAAAGGCTAAAAAGCTAAGGATATAATTATGAAAGTTGATTACGCAGATTTTGTCAGAACATCGCATGAGGTGCATCTTGCATACGAAAAAGAAATGTTAAATTTTTATCAACATAGTAAAACCAAAAAAGATCCAATAATGGAAACTATTGCTAAATATATTTATGTTGCAACACAAAATGATAAATTAGTTACTGTAACTGAAATAACAAATTATTTTAGTGAAAGTGAAAATAATCTTAGAAAAAAAATAAATACATTAGTTAAAATGCAAATGTTAAAAAAAATAAGATTACCAGTAGATCATAGAGTTTATATTTTGCAGCCAACTGATACATTAATTAGATTATATGAAATACAAGCTACTAGGGTTTTAAAAACAATTCTAGAAACTTCACCCGTAATAAAATCATTTTTACAAAATTGGTCAGATGGTTTTGCAAATGCATACAACACTTCACATATCCCAAGTTATAGCGAAGGATATAATGCTAAATTTTATAAATTTATTGGCGATCAGCTTACCAATAAAAGGTTAGTAAATTTAGAAGAAACCAAAAATACTAGCAAAAAAATAGGGTAATAATTTGAGGGTAATAAATACACATATTTGTAAAACACTATTGTTATTTAAAAATATTTAAACTAAGTTACTAATGGAGAGTAAATAATGACATATCAAACAAAATCAAAAAGAATAACAATACCAATGGAAAAGAGTTTGCATATTAAAAATGCAGCAAGTCTTTTTACACAACTTGGTCAAGATTTTGCAAAAATATATAGATCACCTAATTCAGAAATAAATAAATTATTTATTGCTCAAATGGCTATTTATCAAATTCATAATCAATTTAAAAAAATAGCAAATGAACAAAATGGTGATTCTTATAATGACATTGAATATAAAAAGGCTAGATAGCTGGGCATGATAGAGTATGAAACTTATAATTAAACAAACTAATAGTTATAAAAAGGGTGCTTGTGCAAAACCGCATAAGAATCAAACAAAACAATTAGAGTTTAATTTTATGAACCATATAGGTTCGCATAATATATACTACGACAAATCTGCCTATTTATTAGATTCATTACATAAATTAGTTAAACCTGTTAGAACTGTTAGACTTAACAAAGTAGGTTCATCTAATAGTTTAAACATTCCAGTTAATCAAATCAAATCATTTTATAAAGATGATTTTGGAGCTGGTGTGTTTATTGAATTATGTAATTTTAAAACTCCAATTCCTGTAAGGGAATCGATAGATGAAATAGATAAATTAATTAATAAAAGGAGTAACTAAAATGGTAGGTAAATTAACTTGGTATAAAGCAACAAGTTCTATAGTTTGTGCATTAATGGATCATCCAAAATATTTTAATAAGCAACAATGCTTAAAAAGGGCAATAGATGAAAAAAATGGTGTATATGTAGATGATTACAAACAAACTAATAGACAAAGAACAGGGGATTTATTAGAGCCTGTTTTAATACAAGAGGTAACACAAAGATTAGGTTTAACAGATGTTAATGCTGATATTGATTATAAGATAGAACATCCATTATTGCCTTTAGAAGCATCCCTAGATGGACTTGCTAAAGCAAATAACTTAGTTATAGAGCCTAATGAGGAGATAGGCATATATTTACCTTATGCAACTAGACTAACTTTAAATGGCACTATTCCAATAGAAGTAAAAGTAAGTAGTGAGTTTCCACATACTGAACCGCCTGAATGGTTAGGTGTATTACAGTTAATGAGTAGCATGGAAATATTAAATGCTGAATATGGTGTATTAATAGTTTTATATGGTGCTGATTTAAGAACTTTTATATATCAAAGACAAGTTGGCTTTGCTAAAAAGCTAAAAGAAGTTGTATTAGATTTTGATAAAAGGGTTGAGGAAGAAAATTGGTATATTCCTGAATGTTCTGATGATGCGTATATTATCTTTGATAAGGTTGAGGATGATGAAAATGTATTGATATTAGATGAAGATACTGTAGAGGACATAGATCAATATTTAACTTTAACTGGTGTAGCAAAACAAGCTGAAGAAACTGCTGATTTATTAATGACTAATATAATGGTTGCTATGGGCAATCACTCAGCAGGAAGGTCAGAGGACTACAAGGTTGATTGGGGTACAAGGAACTATAAAGCAACAAAGGAGAGGTTAGTACCAGCTAAAGAAGCTAGAAGCATTAGGTTAAAGACACCTAAGATAACAACAGTTAAAAAGTAAATAAAAAAGAAGGGCAAACGCAAATAGAGAGTAGTTAGTATATGGAGAGTTTTGCAAATGCCCTTCTATTTTGATTATAGATTATAAATATCAAACTTGTAATTGTAATAGTTATAAAAATGAGTAAAATAAAAATGGAGAGTATAAAAGTATGAATATAGAAAAAAATACAGATAAGAAGGCTTTATGGATAGATGCAGACTTGCATAAAGAGATAAGACTTTTTGCTATTAATTA